GGCCGCTTAATAAATGTAAATGTTTAGCTTCAAGGAACAATAGGCAGTCATCACCGTTATTGGCAAAATCAACTCTGACCCCCAACTGCGATATGTAAGCATGTGCCATAGCACACATCAAAAACTTATTTCCCAATGATGTGTTCATGTCACCAGACATTCGTGAACCACGCTTGCGATAATAAAATTTTCCATCACTAGCGTAAGCTCGTCCACGATTGTCCAATTGCCAAGACAACAGTTGTTGCAAGAAGGGGGCTTTACCAAATATATTGTAATAAAGATCATGTTCAAAGCGCAAAGCTTGAGTGGAGACATGTTGATCAAACCTACTGGCGTCCATTCCGACACAAACAGGTTTGTCAAATTGACTCCACTTAGCATACAATATATCGGCAAGTTGTTGAGCATTGTAAGAGCTCATCACGGTGGGCGATCCAAACACCTCATCAATAGCCTTATACACTTTCTTCTCAATCGGAAGCAAATACCTACCGAGCTCCACGTTGTAACGCGGGTTACGTGGTTGAATAACACGTGGAGCGGGGTCAGGTTTCGCACTCCAATTTACTTTCTCTGCTTTGACGAACGTACTCAGTGTTGCGTCTCGGGGTCGGACTGGCTTTACAGCTAGCCCGTCTACAGCTCGTTGGTATATGGCTCGTCGTCGTCCCGTGTAGTAATTTACGAAATCTTCGTAAGTCACACGAGATTGACGGCCAACCTTCGAAGCCACAGCCAAGAGGAAAGACGCACATCGCTGACCAAATATCCCGGGCACAGGTGGCACACAAGGAGTGCAGTTGCGGTCAGTATACAAAACTCTCTCGCCAACTCCTCTGGTAAGATTGGCAATCGAGTTATTATGGGTCACCATATTACCCTCGCAAATGTATTGACCCATTGTTAAATACTTGCGAGGTTTGGGCACCCCAGATTTAACGGGAGAGATACCTGGGTAGACACCTGGAGTCGTGTCTACCCCCTCCCGCATCTGTGGGCCCCATCAGTTGATATTGTTCTCCCGGCTAAACCAGGAGAGCAATCTCAACTGACGCTTGACAGTGTTAGTGCGATGCACCGCACGGTTTCGCAATTCATCATCAGTTGGTACAAACACTAACTCAGTTGCGATGTCTACATGCTGTATGATGTGTCGCGCTAACACCCCGTGATCCACACAGGCATCATAAAGAAATTTACGCACACATAGCCGGTTTGCTTGAGTGTTAGTCAAATTGCCAAAATGAGCCTTGCCAATGCGGACAAGATACGCACGGAAGCTGCCACGATGTT